ATGGAACAGCCCCTGGCGGGGATGGGTATAAGTATATCACCACCAACTACCGAGTACTCGTGGAGAATGACTGGACCGATATGGTAAAGTATTGGAAGGTCTCGCCAGCGGGCCCTGACCCTTCGGGGAAGGTCACCCCCCAGCATTACCTAAGGTATATGTTCCACGTTCAGACGAGTATTGAGATCACCCGGGAGTGGAACCGTCATCGCAAACTCTCCATCGTGGAGCAGAGTACCCGATATGTCCTCGCCACTCCCGACGGCCGTCTTCCTATCTGCTACGGGGTCACCCCCTTTGATAATGCCGAGGTAGACTATTTCAAGGAGGCCTCCAAGGTATACAGCTATCTGATCCACAAGGGTCGTAGAAAAGATGCGGCCCGTCGAGTCCTTCCCCTGATGACCGCTACGCAGGCCTTCTACTCCGGGTTCGAGGACGATTGGAAGAAGTTTATTAAGGACCGCACCAGTACGTCGGCTCATGAGAATATCCGACCCCTGGCGGAAGAAATTGAAAGAATAATCTATGGAAAATAAACCAAGGTTGGTTTTTGGACTCGGATCCGGATTTGTTTACGCCTGTGGTGGGGAAGGCAGGTGGAAAGAGGTCCTTCCCAAGGTCCTCTCCTCCGTCCCTAATGACATCCTCATCAGTACGGTCGATATGCCTAAGGTAGCAGCCAAGGTCATCTACGACTGCGTAGGAGAGGATCGACTCTACCTCGACTCCGGTGGTTTCACCCTCTTCAAGTACGAGATGAAGTATGGTAAGGATAACCCGGAGTTCCACGCCCGGTGTGAGAAGATGAAGAAAAAATTCCTCTCTATGCTCCGCACCATCAAGCCCAAAGAGGTTTTTGAACTCGATAATGAGTACTTCCGTCACGACCCCGACCTACTAAGCCCTAAGAACTACTGTCGGGAGGAGATCAGGGAGATCCTGGGCTACTACCCTACCCCGGTATTCAAGCTCCACCAGGGATTTCAGTACTGGAAAGACCTGTGCGACTCTGACCTCTACCCTCGCCTGGCTATCGGGGGATTGGCTCAGACCCGGGCGTGGAACACCAATACCGAGGAGCTGGCCTTGATGATGGAGTATGCGAGGGAGAAAGGTAAGAAGGTCCACCTGCTGGGTTGTCAGAATGTGGAGGCTTTTAAGGAGATCCAGCCAGACAGCGTGGACTATTCTATTTTCCAGTATGCCATCAACCTCCAGCTGGCCAAGCAAGACCTCCCCGAGCTCAGTGAGTACAAGGACCTCAAGCAACGCACTATGATCTGTGCCGTCAGTCGAGCCAAGCAGCGTAGTTTCCTTTACGATAGTTATCAGAGGGAGAACCGTGAAACAGAAATTTAACTCCTCCACCAACGAACTGGAGATTTTTGGTAAGACTCTCACTGTGGAGCTCTCCGGGAACTACTTTTTCTATCCCCGGAAAATCCTCAGTGGTCCTTGCGTAGCCATTGGGGAGCACGGGGTATTCTGTTGCAATAACGGTAAGGTTTGTACGGAACTACCCCTTACCGAGGAGAATTTGAATTATGCCCTGGTGGAGCTCCGTCGGAAATGTTGGGATAAAATTATGAGGGTGATGTTAGACTTATGAGTATGGGAATAATACAATGCAACAATATAGATGAGGTAGGATATTGGTTCCAGAACCTCCCTCGGGGTAAATATGACTACATCCAAGTAGAAATTATCCAACGGAGGAAGGATGGGGCTACGGAGTACCGAGGCGACCAGCCGGAAAGCCGTACGATCCGGAAATTTTTCCTCAAAGACCCGGAGGAGCTCTGGGCTAAGGCCGAGGATATCCGGAAGATCTGTATAGCCAACAAGGCGCGGGCCTATGTCTACCCTTCCTATGTAAACCGAAAGAAGGTCTACCACGAGATCCTCAAAAAGATGGTCGATCTCGTCACCAGGGAGGAGTATGGAGTATCCGTGGAAAAGATCACCACAGGACAAGCATCTAAGTGCCTCAGTAACAAGTACCTGATGTTTGATGTAGATGAGTGTACCAGCACCTCCGGTGATTCCCGGAGTAGGGATACCTTAAACCAGCTCATTGAACAGATCAAGGAACATACGACGGAGATTATGGTGAACCATACGGTAAATGGCTTCCATGTGGTATGTAAGCCATTCAATTACACTACGTTACAGCTCCCGGAGAATGTGGAACTGAAGACTAAGTGTATGACCTTGTTATATTTCAACGGGTTGGTGTAAAATCCACTGCGCGACTTCGCCACCTGCGGTGTAAAAAACACCGACCCTTGACTTATATATAAACATGAGCAACTTCAAGACCTACAACCCCAAGCCAAGCAGGATATGTGCCGAAGGCTTATATAAGCCAGGCTATAGTCTGTATTTCACGACCTGGACTCGGGACATTAGGATTGGTAAGGAGGTCATTTCCTACCTCCATCCAGTACCCCAACAGAAGAGTATTGTTCCGGAGGAAGAGGTATTTAGTGTGCTTCCTTTTCAGGAGTACGGATTCAACATCCTCCTGAGACCACAGAGCAGGGAGATAGACCTATATCTCGGTTATATCCGACTACATTCCTACCCCTACTCCAAGGAACAGCTGGATAACCTCGTGGGGTATATCGGGACTAACAAGGTAGAGCTCTACCGGGTGAACTATTTCACCTCGGTGGATGTATGGGGTAATGAAGAGGCTTTTGCTCTGGGATGGCATCCCAAGTCCATTTTCCACAGCGCTCCGGTACTAAACTACCGGGAACCTCTTACCCCTCCTATGGGAGTTACCGAAGTAGCCCGGTGGCTACTGGATAAGTTCCCCCTTTGGGAGCATGTGTCCTTCGTCTATGACCGACCAACCAAGGTCCTCACCTTCACCAGAAATACCCTATAAAAATGTTACCTGTTGTCATCAGTGGATTTATCAAATGCTTCTCTCCTCCTCGGTCTCGGTTCCCGTGGTTTTTAGTGAGCCTTGCCTTGACGATATGGATAGTGGCTCATTTTGTTAGTGGAGCTCCGGATACGGGACGTATGGTGGGGGGCATTCTGGCTTCCATAATCCCTGGTTTTATCTTCACCTACTGGGTAGGGGTACTATTTGGGAAAATTGCCTAATGGCACTCTGGTCCTTCGGAAAAAAATATGGTAACAAAAGGTGTAATTTGGGTAATCGGTCAGATACTCGTGGAGTTGACCTTTATGATCCTTTTGTTGGTGGGTACTTCCTATCTACTGATTACGTGGATTATTACGGTCTCCCAAGGTTGTCCTGATGGCCCTCCGGTCATCGGTACCCTGGCAATGATCTTCCTCCCTTATGGTCTATGTGCTCTCATGAACACTTATCACAAGTATATGTGGAGGAGGAACCTGTTTAGATTAAAAAAGAGAAATTTCCGTCTATAATATACGTTTCACCCATGATAAAACTTATTTTCGGACTGGCTGCGTTAGTAGTCCTTGTTATGGCCACGGCCCTTGGCATCCAGTGGCTCTTTAATGCTTACCACGAGGCTAATCTCGAATGGTGGCATATTTTCCTCGCGATCGGGGTAGTCCTCGGTCTGTGTTATCGAAACGATTAGCTACCTATGAACGGAGCTAAAGCACCTCGCATATTATGAAAATTTTCATCGATTACTTCCTATATATGGTTGTAATGAGCCTTACAGGAATGCTCTTTCTGTGGCTGTTTTGGGGCAAGACTCTGGATCCCTCGTTCCTATTTCTCTCCCACCTATTCAGTCTGGACTACGCGTTCAAGGAGAATTACGGTAAATCACTTGTAGAAATTTTTTAGTACAATATGAACCTAAAGGTATTTATATTCTCTAAAATGAACCCCGAGCTCAATGCAATCGTTCTCTTTGGAAAGGCCGCTACCGCGGAGATCGCCTTTGGGTCTCGTCGTGGTAATAAACTGATTTTTCGAGATGGGGATAAGTCAGTAACGGTGACCAAAAATGGTAGTACGTGGACGGTCAAGGTACTCATCTGCACAGGGAAGGTGACTCGGATTGACCAGCAAATCGACTTTTACCTCCCTCATATTGCCCTCGAGATGGCCAGCTATTTCCTCGGTAAGAAACTTTATGTAAATGGAGTGATTTATGGCTAAAATAATACCACGAAATTCCTATAAATAAGCATATGGAAACAGAAAATATCATCATCAGCCTCTCCGGAGGCCTCGACAGCAGCTGTCTTGTCCCTTACCTCCTCGCATCCGGAGTAAAGAAGATCAAGGCCTATAGCTTCAAGTGGGGACAGAAACACTCGGTGGAGCTCAAGAAGGTTAAGAAGAACATTCAGTTCCTCCAGTCCAAGGGAGTAGACATCACCCATCATATCATCGACCTTACCGATGCTTTCAACGAGTCTAAGAGCTCGCTCCATAAGGGTGGGGAGGCTATCCCCGAGGGTCACTATGGGGATGGAAATATGAAGAGTACGGTAGTGGAAAACCGCAACGTGATCTTCTCCAGCATCATCTACGGTAAGGCCCTTAGCTGGTCTAAGGAAGTTGGTGATGTAGGTATTGTGTTGGGTATCCACAAAAACGACAACGAAAACTACCCAGACACCACGCCAGAGAGTCGTGCGGCCTGCGAAGAAGCCTTCAAAATCAGCAACTGGGGTAGTGAGAATGTAGACTATATCGCTCCCTTTGAGTACTATACTAAGGCCCAACTCCTGCGCGAGTCTATTGACGCTATGAAGTCCCTCGGATGGACGAAGTCGGAGATCAAGAAGTTCCTGAAGAATACTCATTCTTGCTACAATCCCGATTCCGAAGGTCGTAGCTGTGGTAAGTGTGGTACTTGTCACGACCGACTGGAGGCCTTTGCTGAGAACAAGATGAAGGACCCTATTAAGTATGTAGAATAATTATGCAACTAACAGGAAAAGAAATTTTAGAAAAGGGGATCATCACCGGGAGCTGTCCCGATGGTCTCCAACAACAGGGTATTGACGTGCGAGTGAAGAAGATTACCAAATTCCTCCCCACGTCCACGGGTCATATTGGCCTAAAATCCACAGCCCTACCCAAGGCCCAAGATAAGGTCGAGATTGCCCCCATCAACGGAGTCTTTACCCTTACCCCTGGCTATTATGAGCTGGAGATGGAGGAGGGTTGCGATATGAAGGATCGCTACGCAATGACCCTCAAGACCCGCAGCAGTCTCTGCCGTTGTGGCTCGGAGATCGTCGGTGGTCAGTTCGATGCCGGTTTTAAGACCAATAGCATTGGCTGTTTCCTCCGAGTCGAGTTCCCCATCAATATCGAAGTAGGAGCTCGTGTGGCTCAGACTCTCGTTCATGAATCCACACCGGTCATCAACCTCTACGATGGTCAGTGGCAGAATGACAAGCAACGACTATAATGGCTTTGTATATCTCTTTGGTTATCCTGTTGGTCTTTACGCTGGTATTCATGTTCCTCACCACAATGGACTCGAATATCCGTAGGAACAACGGGATGTTCCTTACTTTGTTGTTCGTAATGAACCTTTTTTGGCTTGTTCATTGGTGTATTAAGATTTTTGGGAGTGTTTATGGGATTGAGTAGACCACAAATCGCCATCGAGATGCCCATCGGATACCTAAACCTCGATGCGTCCACAGACTATGACTTTGTCCTTCACCATCTTCTGGATAATCCCGCGTACCGTAATTGGTATAAGGCTTCGCGAAGGATGAAGATTCTGGACAACTCCGCTTATGAGTACTTCATTCGTGGCGAGGAGTTGGACGTGGAGCATTTCATCAAGTGTATTGAGGACCTCCAACCAGATTACTACCTCCTTCCCGATGTCCTGATGGATAAGGAGAAGACGATGGAGATGGTAAAGGATTGGCCAGGGACGACTGTGGGTACACCCATCCCTGTGCTCCAGGGCAACGGTATAGAAGACTTCCGAGAGTGTCTTAGTCTTTATAAGTCCCTCGGGTACAACTATATAGCTATTCCTTTCCACAACCGATTCCTCTGGGAGCTGGTGGGGCGTCCTGTTATGGATGGAGCACCCGACGACCTTCGTTATGCTGTGGGAAGACGAATCTTACTCAGTAAGCTGAGCAAGGATTTGGAAGGTCTTTCCGTGCACCTCCTCGGTACTCACCATCCTATTGAGTTCACAGAGCTCCCTCGGTTCGTCAAGACCATTGATACGGCCTATGCCGTCAAGCAAGGGGTATCTGGAAGAGGTCTGTATGACCGAAAAGCTCACGTACTCATTGACGACATCGGGATGCTTACCCCGGCCCAGCTGTGGAAGGTCCAGTCCAATGTCCAGGAGTTTATCCAAATGGTAAAATATGAGGAGTAATTCCTGATATATATTATATACGATTTAACATGCGAATAACCAAGATTTTTACTGCGGAAGGCAGTCACGTGGTCAGAAACTGCACCTCAAAGCGCTGTTCCCATAGCGTACACGGCCACAGTTATAAGATTGAAGTGGAGTTTGAGGCCACTCGTCTTGATAATGCCCAGATGGTGATGGACTTTGGTCTGATGAAGGGTTCTATCAAGGAGCTCATCGACTCTATGGACCACTGTCATATCATCGCGGACACGGAGTCGGAGGAATACATCAATTTCTTCAAGGCTCATAACGACCGATATATCATCACCCCCTTCAACCCCTCGGCAGAGATGCTGTCGGTGTTCATTTTCCGACTCGTCAGTGACCTGCTCAAGGACTCGGTCTTTGCTAATGGGGAGAGTGGTATAGAGGTCCGCTCAGTCACGGTTTGGGAGACGGCTACCGGTCGAGCCAAGGCCACATTCGAAGACCTCAATTTCCTCCCGGAAGATTTCGACAAGCGACTGAGATTCTCCGAAGGGGTCACCAGCGAATGGAGTGACGCTCTTGTGGGGTGGTGGTTCTTGGGAAATAAGATCTTTTACCCTGCCGTTACCCAGCAGATTGAGCTCCGATGAGAACTCTCGTAGACGTTATTACGGAAAGTACCGTCTTTAACCAACTGGAAGGGGATAAGGAGGAGGCCAAGCGCCTCCTCCAAAGTATCCTACGGAGTGACGATTTTAACCGGGCTCTGGATATTATCTACCAGCACTGGGAAGAAGACGGCTCTAAGGAGATCTATACCCCTATCCGATATACCGGGGATAGGAAGAAGGTCAAGATCGCGAGAAAATTTGCCGAAGGGGACTGTGCTACCGACCTCATCCAGGCCGGTTATGTCATCCAAGGGGGTTTTCTCAAATTCGGTAAGAACAAGGTGGTATTCGGGAATGGCAGCCCCCGTGGGGTCAGAGCAGCCCGAGGACTGGAGTTGGAACACGACCTTCTCATTGACATCAAACAGGCTATTCTCCATCGTATGACCGGGGAATGGGCTACCCGAGAAGACCTCGCAGTCCCGGGAAACCCTAACTACACGAAGAAAGGTACTATCCTCCACCCTCATGTGGAGTCAGCTCCGTTTCTCGATAGGGTCATTGCTAACTTTAATACCATCAGCGTGGATGAGGTCAACTCCATCGTACTCCTCACCGGTTCCGGGGACACGAAGAGAAACCGGGATGGGTGGATTTTTGATAAGAATCTGGTCGTGAACAAGGACTTTACTGGATCCGAATCCGCCAAGGTCATCGCCGATATCACGGTGGAGATCCCTGGTAAGACCCCGGTATACATCAGCTGTAAGATGGATACGGCCCAGCTCAGTGGTATCAGTGTTAACTTCATGAATACCTCCGACTGGGATAAGGATAAGGCCTTCGGGAATTTCTTCACTACCTTTGGCATCGACCCCGAGACGGTAGCTGACTGGTATAGGAACGGGGATGGAGTGAAGTTCACCGAGGAAATTACAGGTAACCCGGATATGACCTCCCTCGGCTGTCTTATGGCTAAGCTCATCGGTGGAGACTACGTCTACCTCACTCCGACTAAGTGCATCGAAGTACCCTCGGAGAAGGAGATGGCTACCTCTATTGCTCGCAAGATGAGACCTACCCGTTACCGGATCAGTGCTGGGGCTGGTAAGACCATTATGATCGACTATAAGATCGGATCCCTGGGAGTAGCCTTTGAGTTCCGTACCGACGGGAAGGGGGGGAGAAAGTACCCCTATCGACTGTTCCCTAAGGTGCAGGTTGCTAAATTATTGGAGAATTTATAAAGAATCTATGTCAAAAATCAGTATAAACGAGATCTTCGGTCCTACCATCCAAGGGGAAGGGGTATGGACTGGCTGTCCGGCGATCTTCGTACGACTCAATGGATGTAACCTCCGTTGTGTCTTCGCCGGAGGGTCTATCTGCGATACCCCTTATACCTCTCACCACGCGGAGAAGGTAGAACCTATGGAGATTTCCGAGGCTATCCGCGAGATCGAGGAGAAGATGAAGGGGAATACTATTACCGACCTCGTCATCACCGGTGGAGAACCCCTCCTCCAGAAAGAAGCCCTGGGAGAGCTCCTGAGGGAATTTAAGAACCGACACAAGGAGGTAAAGATCACGGTCGAGACGAATGGTAGTATCCTTCCCACGGATACCCTTTTCCATTACGTCAGTCTCTGGTCAGTATCCCCTAAGCTCGCTAACTCCGGTTGTTTTGAGGGAACGGATGTGCCGGAGAAGGAGAGGAAGATGCACCACAAAAACCGTTATAACCCCAAGGCCTTGTCGGAGTTTGTCGCCCAGGCCAATGCCTTCCAGTTCAAGTTCGTCTATACCAACGACGAGACGGAGAAAATGGTCGATGAGGTTATGGACCCCCTGGTGAAGGAGTTTGGCACGTATGTCCATAGCCGGGTACTCATCATGCCCGAAGGTCAGACTCTTTCCCAGATCAACACGAGCACGGAGAAAGCCTTGCCCGTCTGTTATAAGCGCGGGTGGAGGTTCTGTGACCGACTTCATATCCGTATTTGGGGGGATAAGAGAGGAGTGTAATTACAAGCATGCTTCTTGACCCTAACCTATTAAGAATCAACCAGTTGGTGGGAGGAAATCTGACGAAATTCTTCCACCAACCGGTCGTTCTATGCGAGGTGGATAAGATCAACCCCTATGCCGATGATGGTATTTACCAGTACGGCCCGGAGAAATTCGCCTGGTGGAAAAAGGGTCGTAATTATATCCCAATAAAAGCCTTCACGTGGCTTGATGGAGAGGTAAAGGAGATGTACTTAGGAGACCTCATTACCAACCAGTACGAAGGCAAACGGTACTGGATAGTAAAATACCTCGGATAATCTCCTATATTTATCCATAAAGTATAACTTAA